GTTCAAAAGTAAGTGAATCACCTAAAGTATCAAGAAGGTTATTGAGATTAAATTCGTAGTCACTATCAAATGGATTCCATGAGTATTCATCCCAGGAGAAAGCACCTGTGCCTCCGGGTTCTGGATCATTTACAGGGGTAGTGTCATCTCCTGCATCACCTCCAAGGGGTTGATCTGCATCATCTTGGGGTTCATCTATAGAAGGGCCACCTTCTCCTGCATCACCTCCTAAGTTATCGTTACCACCATGTGTAGTGTCCCCACTTTGCCCACCAAATTCGGATTCATTCGACTCATCATCATCACCACCTTTAGGGAAAGCTGGTATATTATATTTAGTCATTTCCCCTGTTCCACCATCATCTTTTAAGTGGTTCATCTCTTCAGCAGTTGCATAGTTCAGGTAATGTGGCTCACCTCGTATATTGTGTCGTTTAGGGGCTCCCCCCATCTGTCCCTTACCTGAACCTTCAAGGACTTGCAGAATTACCTCTTCTAGTAGTTTTTGGTTGTTTAATGCCATATTAATCTCCTATATATTTCTGGAACTGTCTGTAGACTCAAAGAGCGAGGCAAGCTGTGCTTCTCTATCTTTTCTTCTTTCAACTTCCTGTCTCATTGCAAGTCCTTGTGTTAATTTTAAGAATACATCCATCATTGGATTGAAGGAGCCTGGTTTTGTTGCAGACATTATATTACCCATGTGAGCATTGGCAGACATTGCTGGATCAGTTGCACTTTGGATGTCCTGAAGAGCTAGTCCTTTTTCTCTTTGAAACCCTGCCTCAACTTGGTCACCCATATCCTTTCCTTTACTTGCAGCATCAACTTGGGCTTTTCCATAAAGTTTCTTTGCCAGGGCTTCTCTGTCTGTCCGTAATGTACTGTTAAGCATCCCCTGCCGAGAAAGCTGTGCTACCAGGTCATCCATTGCACTTGACCTCTGATCTCTAATACCAGTAACAGGTGCATTCATAGCAAAGCTAGTGTACCTCTTGCCAATGTTCTTAAAATAATCATCATCAAATCCACCGAGGTCTTTCTCTAAATCTGCTGCTGCTTGATCTCTTTTAATCTTTAGTTGTGCTGCTGCGGCAGCAGCTTGTTCAGATTCTGATGGGCCTCCGTCATCACCCCCACCCATACCAAGAGCATTAGACCAGGTTGAGGCATTCCAGATACTGTGACTTGTGGTAGGGTCTAAAGAAGTCCCTGAGATATTCGGAATATTCCTGTTAATACCCTTATTTAAAATATCTGCTTCTGCACTAAAGGCTTTTAGTCCAAATTCACTCATAAAATCTCCTTATCCTGCTTCGTTTAATTCATAATGTACGGCAATATTACCCAATGTTGCTGGCCCGGATGATGTATTCACCATTCTCAAGGCAATATGTGATGAGGTTGATGAGAGACTAACTCTCCCCAAGCCGTATGTTGGTTTATTTATTGTTGCAGCAGTCTCGTAAAGGGAAATATCAGTTGCATCTACTCCTGTTGAAATAACCCAATCACTACTGCATACTGCATCCAGACCAGACCACATTTTTGATGTTGCAGGTTTTGCTGCATCCAGGAATGGAAGCTGGACTGTGACAACCGAGCTGTCATATTCATTGTTTCCTTCGCCACCAAGAGAGTAAATCTTATCTCCTGCCCTGCACAATAACTCTGTTCCGTCAAAGGCCCACTCTGTAATTGGCTCTACATCACCACTACTATCTGTGAACCCATGTTCATATATAGACCAGGCTGAGACTTTGGAGCCGGGAAAGTAACTAAATACATAAACCTTATCTCCAATTGCCAGTAAGTATCTTCCATCTCTGGGATCCACAATCCCACAGGCTTGCTGTGTTGTGTCAACATTCACAGCAATATCTGCCACTACCAGGTCATCAATGGGGTTGCCTATATCACCCACAAAAGCAGCATTTGAGCTGTCCCTGGACTTCAGGGATCGGATACCAGACCTGGACAGATAAAATACATCTGAGTCTCCAATCTCCACAACAGACTTTGATGCAACTGTTCCTGTATTGTTTAAAACCTGCACCCTTGTAATTTTACCTATATCCGGATCATTGAACCAGATTTGTATTGCATCCAGGCCAAAAATTGCAAGATTCTGGAAATATGGTGCAATTGCCATTAATTCTTCTGAACCCCTGGAATGGTTTGCAAGGTCTATTGTTACTTGTAGTGTCCCGACTGTACCATTCCAATCAGAGGGATCCGTAATACAGCTTTGATGCCAACGTGAATCGGAAAGAGCGTGCATCTTATCATCAAATACCCGGACAAATCCTCCTGGTAAATACAACGTATTTGCATTAAATACGGCTGCTACAGTATTTGCAGGAGGGACAGGTGTGAAGGTAAGATTTCCTGTTTTAGTAACAACAACTGCCTTATCATGGTACAAGAGTCTCTCTGCTTCAGTTTCCCAATCACGATATGAAATAATATTCACTTTGGCAGAACTTTCTACAGAGGTTGCCTCCCATTCTGGATCCGTATGGGTCTTGTTAATCTCATCCCTTATTTTTGTTGCAGTATTGGCATGGGATGTTTCCCAGAGTATTGGATCCTCTATGATTGAAACTCCATTTACAGTAATATCTGTAATGGCATTGTCAGCCCCTGCTGACAAAGCAGCACCTCCAGTAACTGTAAAATCACCCTCCACTTCAGAATAAACGACAAATCCATTTGGCCCTGTTCCTCCGGTAACTGATGTAATTGTAACTACTGCACCAACGGCTGAAGCAGAGTAGTTTGGAGTTGATGTATTATTTGTAATAGCAGTTACAATTGCAGCAGCAGTTGTGGTGTCAAGACCTGTATGTGCAATCGGAGCTGAGATAAGATTAACATTATTTATTCTGAGGACTCGCAAATTATTACCAGGCAGGTTGGTTCCTCCTGCAACTGTCACAGTAGTTGTTGCTGATGTGCCTGTTGCAGTTCCTCCTGTTATAGTAAAGCTAGTCCTTGCCCTTGTCTCATACCAATCGTTAATTCGGTCTGATGGGACATCTGCCGCATCTGGACTAACATATTTATCCCAATAATGATATATTTTACCATCTTCAAACTGAGCTGAGGCATAGACATTTCCGTTGAAAAAATCATGTCCAAGAATATCTGTCATTGGAGTATCGGTAGTAGCAAGATCTGGATGTTGGAAACGTACATAACTAAGACTTGGGGGCAATGTTGTTGGCAATGTCGGAGTAATAACTGCCACACCCAATGTCGGAGTAATAACTGCCCCACTGCCAGCAGTACCTGATGCTGGAGTCAAAACAATCGTTGGTGCAGAGGTATATCCTGTACCGGAATTCGTTATTGCTACTGTTGCAATTGCTCCACCGCTCACAGTATAAGTTCCTGCGAATGAACTTCCGGCTCCTCCGGTTGCGGAAAGGGTTCCACTACCAACATAACTTGTGCCAGCAGTGGTAATTGTTAAACTCTCTACTCCGACTCCTGTGCCTGATGCTGGAGTCAAAACAATTGTTGGGACAGAAGTGTAACCTGAGCCAGCAGTCGTAATCACAACTGCTGTTACAGCCCCACTGGTAATGGTATAAGTCCCGGCAAAGCCACTCCCTCCACCTCCGGTTGCGGAAAGGGTTCCATTACCAACATAACCTGTGCCAGCAGTGGTAATTGTTAAACTGTCTACTCCGTCCAATTCACTTGCTCTACTTCCAAAAACAAACACTCGTCCTCCTCCTGCTGCCAAACCATGAGTATTGGCAGGTAAGGTTGCCCAGAGCTTAAATGCTCTTCTTTTCTCTATCTCACCACCTCTTGTAATGTGGGCATTTGTCAAGGTTACACAGGATCCTGGAACGGATGTTACAACAGTTCGCCTGGTATCAATTCCACCCTTGAAATCTTCCACTAAGATATACGGCATTATGGAGCCTGTGCAATTAGTATTGGGCCTCTTGGTCTATACTTATCGGGATCTTCATTTCCAAATACTATCGGCTCACCTTTGGATAGCCGACCTTTTACTCTTATATAATGTGCCTGGGCCTGTCCCATTTTCATTTGAGCATCTGCCGATTTTTGCCTTGCCAGCAACTCTGCTGCTGAGAACAAAACAATTAACTGGTCATCCAAATCTGCCGTATCAGTCTTTGCAGAAAGGGGGTTTAAGTTTTTCACTCCCTCCAGACGGAGAGTACCTTCACCTGTGGATGCAGTACCATTTTTGGAGGGGATAGGCCAAACTTCTATCTGACCTGCAACATCACCATACGCTTCATAACGCATGATGGGCCAGGATCTAATGTCCCTGTCTGAGTCCCATTGGTTATAATGGGCAGGATCAATTCCATATATAACCTTGTCCCATCTGTTACTCCACTTAAACTTTGCGGATTCAATCCTTTCCAGGGTTATCCCTGAAGGCACATCGTAATATCGTTGTCCTGCTTGCATAACAATGTTTTTCTTTGTATGCAGGAAAGGCCAACTGAAGTCTTCCCACAGCCGCCTTTGTACCCGGTTAAGGAGAGTCAACATCATTGTTTCTGTTGCCTGACCTAAGTTAGCCTGGACAGAATGACCTGCTTCTGCTCTCAGATCATCCAACAATACTTGTAGGGTTGTGTTACGAGCCATTATTTTTTCTCTGAATTAGCTTTTTTAATACGTTCCTCTGATTGCTGTTCAAAAAACTCCATCGCTTCATCCACAGGTTCTTCTGTTGTTACTTTAATTTTTTTACCCTTTGGGAATGTTCCTATTGGTTCACCCTTTTCCATACATCCATCGTCAATTCTTAATTTCTTAATATCCATAGGTAAATCCCCATAGGGGCCAAAGATTTCCTGTACTGTAATATCTGTATAAATTTTACCTAACCTGTCACGTTCACTTTCCGAATCATACTTGTCCTTACCTGTTAAGGCAATTAATGTTACTGAGCTAGGATTGTGCATACTACGGAGCATCGAAAGTTCGGGAACTGTCACTCCGTCTTTACTAATAACGTGTCTTACATCACCATTGAGAGCCACATTGCAACGATAAATATTTTCCATATTCTATTTTTTATTAAAGGTTAGGCAACCCTTGAGGCTAAAGATGCCGAATCTGTCCGGGTTGCCTGTTTAAGCCAAAGGGTTACGCTATTTCGTAAACACCGTGGCAGTTTAACTGACTCGCACAAAGTACAGCAGTAGTTGTAATCGCTCTATAAAGAACGTAACTTGTTGCTGGACGAGCCGGAGAATGCCGTTTCATTTTCTCCCCTGCCATGTAATGAATAAACATTTTGCTAGGGTCGATAATGTAGCATCGTTTGTCTGGGTTTTTCCCAGAAACTGTCAGGTCATCCAAGGATGGATCATACTGGAACTTTATTCCTCCATAATGAATCTCACCCATTGAAATGTCTGTGGATTTACCCCCACCAGACCAACCTGTTTGGGTATAATTACCCTTACTTCTCAGTTCATCACCAAGCCTGTCCAGGAAATCGGATCCACATACAGCTATGGAAGGTTTTCCCCCATATCTGCGTAGTTGCCGGATCTCCGTATGGAGAAGGTCAGTAAGTTCTGAACCACCCGATGTGTTTGCAATTGCAACATTTGCCCGGTTTTGCCACCAAGTATTTGTATTGGTATTTAAACCGCCAACTGTTACACCTACTGCACCAGGTACATCATAAATCATGGAACGGATCCCCTTCAGAGAGTTGGCTGTTGAGCCATCTCCATAAAGCAGGGTGTTTATGCCTCTTGAATAACCCTCCATCATATCATCAAGTTTGTCCTCCAATAGATTTGCCAGCATTGTGGCTTCTCTACCAGAGTTAGATGAGGTTGCTTCGCCTGTGGTTGAATCATTAACGACAATCCCATCATGCTTGAGTTCGGTAAATGTAACCGAAATACCAGCGTGATGTTCTGCCCATGTGTAAGCAACTCGTTCAATATTTGCAGGATTCGCATACGTTACTGCATCTGTTCCAGTATAACCTGCAACTGTAGTTGTGTATGCTCCTTTTACTGCTAAACTGACATCTCCCTTACCACCTGGAAAAGTTTTGCTGCTCTTTTCCATTTGGGCAAGGAGTGGTTTATCCTGCAAAGAATTTGCATATACAGTTCCCTTGTCAATATAAAAATCAAGGGCTGCATTTGCAACGTTTGCCAGTTCAGCAGTTGTTAGTGCTGCCATTTTGTTCTCCTATGAGAACAGTTTTATTCTATCCTCAGTATCTAAGGATATAATGAAACTGTAGTTATAAATTATGATGAAACTTATGCAGCTTCCCCTTTTGCTAATGCCAAGGCAATTGCCTCACGCATAGAAGAAGGTTCTGCTGTTGGAGTTCCACCGAGTCTACCTCCTGTTGATGTCCGAATGGGTTGCTTAGAAGGAATACGAGACTTGAAGCGTTCATTCACAGCAGTATAAGCATCATTAGCGATACCTAAAGCCTCCTGAGATGTTACAGGTCTGCCTCTTTCATTAACCAAAGCTGCCACTCGGTCATTAATTTCTGCCTGTTTAAGACTAAAATCCGGGTCAGAGTTTTTTGTTGTTGCCTCCCAATCCTTTACAACAGTCTGTAAGTGTTGTAACTGAGCTTGGGCTTTATTTTGCCTGGTTTGCTTATCGACAACCTGTGCTTGTTTCTGCGATTCTTCTCGCAGAGATTGCTCACGTTGTACAGAAGCCCTGGCTTGGCTTAACTCCTTCGCTGCATCTTCGTCCAGATAGCCGTCATCCAGTTTACCCTGAATGTCTTCCGGTAGTGTTCTTCCAGTTAATTCACTAACAGTATTCAAATGACCTTGGAGTAAATTATAAGCCTCATTTGGATCATTCCTCAATTGAGCCATGAGCCTGAACCCTTCTGCTGCATCTTCGGCAGTCAGGTTGTTTTCAGCTATAAAATCCGCAATCTTCCCATACTGTACTGAATCACCCTGGAATCGCTCCGAAAGTTTTTTTAACTCATTTTTTTCGGCAATGAGCTTTCTGAATCTAGGATGTTTATTAAACGGAACATCCGACCAATCATCTGGATCGGCAACTGGTTCTTCTACTTCCGTTTCAGATTTAATCTCTTCAGAAGCTGTCTCTTCGGGTTCTGCTACCACCTCTTCTTCTTTGGGCATTGCATCTTGCACAACATCCATTAAGGAAGCCTCAGTTTCCTCCGCTACTTCTTCCGTAGTGTCTGACGATGACACTTCTTCTTCCACAGGGGAAGACTCGTCTACTTGTGTTTCTTCTGAACTGGAGGACGAGTCCTGTTCAATTAGCTCTTCTTCAGCCATATTACGTCCTTTGTTAAGTGTTAAGAATTATTAGGATAGCCGTCCTTTATATAACAACGGCTTTCCTAATAATTCTAAAATTACTTTGGCGGCCCCAATCTTCGACCTGCCACTTTTGGTTTGGGGGCGTTTCCACCACCCTTACCACCTTGAGCTTCAGGGGATTCTCCCCCTCGCTGTACGTTTGCTTTTCCACCTTGTGCCATATTTTGGGCTACAATACTTGGGATGTTTTCTGCAATTGCTTCATTAACATCCATTTTATCGTCCAATCTTTTCAGCAATTCTTTTGCAAGGAACTTTGGATCAATACCCGGTATTTGTATCAAGAATGGAATTATACGCTCAATATTTTGCAGCTCGGCTGCTTTATTGGGTTTACCTGTACTTCCTGCCTCAATTTCCAGGTAAATTTCATTCAAAACATCTTCCCTCAAAAACTCAGGCCACATTGCACCTGGCCCAACTATTTTCTTAACTTCTTCTGGAGACATCTCCAAAAGTAAAATCTGTCCAGCGGCCCGGGTTATTTCGCTCATAAATGAGTCGAGATCATCAATATTAGCACCAATGGCACTCATACGGCTTGATTCAGCGATGCTAGTCTCGGTTGCAGTACCTTTCGATATTTGCCCCCAAGTAGCTTCCTGTTGCCCTACGACCAACTGGACATCATCAAATATAGTCTTTACTTCATACAGATTTGGGTCAATGCCAATCTGTTTTACTGGTTGCAGGACATCATCTACTTTTTGACCAGATGCAAGAGCTTGCAGTTCCAAGACGGAATTAGCGGCAGGATTCCTTAGTTTTTCCTTATCTGATTCCTCCAACATTCCTGCTGGTGCAACATACTTTGGCCTGTTTGCTCGTCTGTGTTCCCTCAATCCCTGCCTTGCCCTGTTGTATTCGGCTTGCATCGGTTTCAGTAACTTAATGTCCGATGGAGGATAAAGCTGGTCTTTGTGTTCAATTTCATTAAATGTTAGTGAAAAGAAAGGCCAGAATGTTTCCAATCGGATCGGAGGAGCTGCTGGCTCCAGTAGAAAATCCTTGTGTCCATCACAGACCACATACATCAACCCTGCACTCTTATCATAAATTTCCCATACCAGGGCAAGTCCTTCTCTCATATCCTCTGCATTCATCCCCTCATGGTTTTCAAAAATCATATTGTAATGATCTTTTCCAGAGGAAACTCTTCCCTTTAAATCATATTGCAGATAGTCTTTTTCAATATCAACTCCATAAATTTCATTAACCTCATTTGAAGAAAGGAACATCTCATGTGCAACCCAGGTTGCTCCCACAAATCCCCTCAATTGTCTGCACATTGGATCCACAATAACTGAGTCACACTCAGGAAAGTCAAATAAAAGCCCTTCCTGGACAGTTACCAATGGTTCCTCCTCCAATGACTGCAACGAAAGCAGCAACTCCTCCATTTCTGGCGAATCCTCAGTAAAATCCCCATCTTGCACTCCTGTTGACAATCGCCTCAAATGGTCAACTTGGGTCTGGACATCACTCATTTTTGCAGAGACTTCAGGCATCCTGTCCATCTCCCTTTGATAGCCAACTTTAACGAAACCTACAGAGGTTGTAATAACTCTCCTGACCATTGCTTTCATCTGGCTTTTGAAAGTTGGCCTCTGCTCATTCATATAGTAATCAAAAAGCAGCTCCAGGGATTTTGAAACCTTATCCAGTTGCCTTCGGTTCTCCTTAACTTCATTAAATTCCTGTACTAACTGTTGAGCTTGTGGCCCAGGTGGGACATTATTCTTTGTTGCAGCATCCACCTCACTAAATGCTTTTGCCAGGGACATTGGATCTTCATCCCATAACTGATAATCCAGGCGTTTCCTCCTGGAAGCAACTGGCTTGGGATTTTTGGCGTAGAGTGCGGCAGTCCGTTGGTGGACGTGCCTTTGGAGCAGATTTGCAACGTACTTATCATCATCCCAGCCTGTGTCCGAAAAGCCCTGGAATACTGCCTCCATATCACTTTTCATTTGCTTAAAGGCTTTTTCGTGGAACTTCTTTGCAGACTTTATTTGAGACTGCAATTTACTTACAAGTGCCTGTCTTCGCTGAGTGGGTTCTGGGAGCTCCTCCTTTTCAGAAGGATCTGCCAACTCCATTTCTTCTTCAAATTCTGCCATTTAAAAACCGCCTGTTTGTGAGTATGAACTTTGCCGTTCCCTTAATTGTGAATCCCATTTTACCCATGCCATTGTTCCAACTTTAGGAAAATTATCTTTTGGTATATACCCCCTTGGGGCATTCAATTCACCAAGTCCCATTCCAATCCAGCTTAACGTATCAACAAAATCGTCATGCCTGGCATTAGGAAATTTTAATAATTCATCTACAGCTCTTATTCCCCAGGATGAAACCTTGGGAAAATAAACCTTCTTCATTGCCATTCGACCAATCATAGACTGTGAACGCTGAACCTTATTTGCAACTGGAGTCACCTCTTCTATTCTGCAATGTGTCCTTGTTTCAAACATTCTTTTCCTTAGAAACGGCCCAATTGCCTTTGAAATATGTCCCTTTTCTGCCCACCAAATCAAAGGCCGATGCCTTTTTATCAGTTCAATCATTGCTGTTACCACCACATCACTTGGCTGCTTTGCCCACCAGCAATCTAGGATAAAAATATCGTCTTGTTCATCTACTCCTACTACTAATAGACAGGTGGAATCGTGCCTGGTTTTGTCAATTCCGACAGCATGGTCAGAAGCAGCATAAATCCTCAGATCCTTTGGTAAGTTCCGTTTTTCATAATACTGAATATTATCCCTTTGGAATAAATCTCCATCCTCTGGACTTGGTTGTTGCTGATACAGGGCCGAAAAACCTCTTGGATCTAAGTTCCTTTGATCTTCAAGGAATTTCTTATTAAATCTCTCAGGCCACAAGACCTCCCCCTCCTTGCGTTTTAGAGGATCATTCTCTCCTGCTATTGCCGGGAGGTTGATAATTTTCCATTTAGAACATTCCTCTTTGGTGAAGTGAGGATTCAACGGATCCGTAAGTCTTCCAACCAAATCATCTTCGTGCCATCTTGTAGTCACAATCACAACTGAACTTCTCTCAGTCATTAACCTGGTCATAAATACCTGGGTAAACCATGACCACAAAGTTTCTCTAAGAGTTGGACTCTGGCTTTCAACAGAATCCTTTATTGGATCATCAATGATGAGTGTATCACCACCACGACCTGTTATTGACCCACCCCTTCCCACGAAAACTGCCATGCCTCCATTCTCTGTCTGCACCCTGCTTTTAGATGCACCCCCCTGCCTAAAGGCAAAGCCGGGGAAAACCTGGTGATACTGCGATGAGGACATAATTGCCCTGCAATCTGCTCCAAAATCCTGTGCAAAATCTTCATTATATGTCGCAAATATTATGCTTTTAAAAGGATCCTTACCCAAAAGCCAGGGGATGAATCTCCTTGAGATCATCTCCGATTTACCATGCCTGGGAGGAAGCGTTACAATCAGCCTCCTTATCTTTCCCTTTGATACCTGTTCTAAGGCTTTTGCTATTGCCCGGTGATGTTTTGCATCCTGGAATATAGACTTCTCTATATTGTTCTGGTCTGAAACAACAGGCATTGTAAACTTAACAAACTTCAGGAAATCTTCCTTGCATTCCAGAGCCAGTTTCTGGCGTTTTGCAGCCTGTATCTGCCTGTCAATTTCATCAAGTTTACTCAGTTCCTGTGCCATTCCAATTATGTTTTGTATCTAATTGGCCCAACTTTCTTATCTTCAAATTCAATGTTCTGGAGTGGTCGATGCCCCAATGGATTTTTTGTAACCAAGTCGTTTTCTTTTGCAATATATTTATCTATCAGTTTGTCTCCATTAAAAACCTCCACTTCACAAGCAATCCTTTTTGCAAGAGACAGTTTCATTAGATTTTCTGACCTTCAGGTTTAATGTTGCAGAGCCTAATTAATCGTTGACCAAGTGCAATTCCATCTTTATCGTTGAGAGAATTTATGTCTGATGAAGAATGTTCCTGCCTTATTTGATCTAAGTAACAATCACACATCTTTCCTACCAGGAGTGGTGGGGTTGATGGAGACTTCATCTGAAAATTCCTCACACAAAACGACCACATCCCTCGCAGTTCTTCGGTTGGATAGTCTCCATGAAACTGCGGTTTGATCGGTTGTATTTGCTTGCACCCTAAAGTCAGGAGTAAAATCAACAACAATATCGGAATTTTCCAGTTCAAACTTAATCTCCATCAATATGTCCAGATTGCTGGTTGATTGAATGGTGAAGCCATTGTAGAATCCCTGGAATCAACGTGTAAAAATCTCGATTTTCTATTACCACGAAAGTTGAGGCCCAGGCCTGTGAACCCTATGTCCTGTGAGAGCTTCACCAGATTCAGGACTGAGCTGGTACTGATGTGTCCGGTCAAAATGTCACAAGCACGTCCAAATGTGTGTATCCCGGCTTTCGTTTTTAAACTTGATATGTCCTGGTTATGCAGTTGGCAACGTCTGCCGCTAGAGATTCTAAATGCAAAACCTGCCTGTTCTCGTAACTCCTGCAACATCCTCATAAACTCATCATCCATCTCGTCTTGTCCACAGTTATATGAGCATTGGCAATGCATTTCCTCGGTTGAAAAATTAGGCGTAATCATCATAGCTATCCCTCCAATTACAAACTTACAAAATGTTCTCCGCAGTAAGATAGTACCTTTGAGGTGCTATTTACTACGTTGTTCTTCAAACGCAGCCAAAATCTGGTCATCAAGTTTGTTGGATGACTTGGAGACAGCATACCTAAGTAGCTGAAATATAAGCTCTTCTACCATTTTTTGGGTAAAAAATGTTGTCAGCATTCCCTTGATTGTTCCAGTTATAATTGGTATCAAAAACGGCATCTAACACTCCTTATTTTTATATGG